TTAGGTGTTTTTCTTTTTATCAGTTCTCACTCTTTCCCACTCCGCCCGACCCTCTGCCCGCATGCGATCAATGTGCTCGGCCAGATCCTGAATATTGATACAGCGCTTAGCTTTTTGGGATGCACCGATACGGTATGTTGGAACAGGTAGCTGACATGCATTAGCCTTAGCTTCTGCAGTGGAAGGACTCATCCCGAAATATTTCTGGCAAACAGCAGAAAGCTCGATATCAGGAGTATTAAACTCAGCCATAAGAAGAAAAAGTGTATTCATAGTCTCTCCACATCACCGGCTGCACCCGGTTATCGATCATTGTAGGCACATGCGGAGCAGCCCCCGCGAGCACCTTCGTTACATTTGAGGCAAAGCGCGTGTTCGATACGCCGCGCCTTCATATCCTGTATTACTGCTGGTGGAACCATCATCGGCAACACTACATGAATCACCTGGCCTTTCAGTCGCTCAATCTCGGCGGCGTGCTCCAGTGCGATTTCTTTCCAGTCGTTGGCCTCATCGCGCCACCAGGCAACATCTGATTTAAGGCGGCACAAGCGCCGCTGTTTCAGCTTACTGGGCATCAGTCGTCATCCTCATCCCACAACTGGCAACTTGCGAAGCCAAATACAGATCGGGCCATCATCTTCTGTTTCATGGATAGAGCAAATAAACCAACCAAGTCCTGCTGGTGGCGTAGGCTGCCATTTGGCAAATGACCCTGACTCTGCATATTCCAAATATTCTTTTGAATCTTCTTCCCCCCAATAGGAGTAAGCATCTTCGAGATTATTGGCCTGCAGCCATGCATCAAATTCACTGGACGAGATACCTTCACGGTCACCGATTAATGCTTCAAAAGCGGGGTGCGACCAGTAACCTATATCGTTACGTTCAACTGGCAATTCGGTAATGGTGTTACTCATGCTGTTTTCTCCCGCTGTGCTGAAATAGCCTTATGTTCATCAACAATCGCCAGCACCTCTGCCAGTGCCAGCCCTTCCAGAGTGACAACACCGTTATCATCAATACCAGCCAGGCTGATCAGTTCGACGAGACGGCGGGCGCTTTTGACGCTGACCTCTGGGGCGATAACCTTTTTAGTAATTTTCTTTTTGCCAGCGGCGGCTGCGACGGCGCGATCCTGTTCAAGAACTTTCCCGGCGTTCTCGCCGTGCTCACGAACGCGCTCAACCGCGACACCTACGGAAACTTCTCCATTTTTAACAATCTGCTGAACGTCATGGTTAGCAGTGGCGAGGGTCAGTAACTTCTCAACCGTAGGGACCGACTTGTGAACAAGCTTCGCTATTTCCTGAGTGGTCAGGTTGAAAGTTGTAGCCAGTTCCTTAATTACCTGCGCCTGTTCCAGCGGGGTGAGGGGCAACTGGTTATTACTGGTCATGACACGAGCCAGGCGCTCAACGTCATTGCCAACGAATGGCATGATGTGAATGCGATCAACCGGTTTACCCGCATCACGGCAGCGCTCATAGCAGCGGCGACGACGGTGACCTTCAACAACCCAAACACCGCCTTCGTCGCGTGGGGTAACTTCCAGCGGGGGAACGGTGCCGCCATTCATGAGATAGTTGAAAAGGTCGTCATCAGCCTGGCGAGTACGCTCGTCATCGTCGCGTTTGTTAAAGCCCTCTTTGACGAAGATGTTATCCAGGCTGATAAACATCCCGGTATCGGTGCGTTTAATCACACCGCCCTTCGTGGTCATCTTTTTAAATGAGTTAGCGGCCATTGCTGGTGGACTCCCATTTGCCTGCAATAATTTGCTCTGCAAACCGCCGTATTTCTTCAATATCGGGATTGATTTCATGCCCGTTATTGGCAGTTGATGCCCAATCAGCTAATGCCAAAACACCTTCTGCACGAAGTGTTTTCATAACACTCAGACTTACATCGGCTTTAATAGCCTCCGCGACAAGGCCATCCCATTTAGCGAAGTAGCATCCCCCAGGGCGCTCTTTTGATAAGCGAACCAGGAGGTCATGCATAAAGATATTGTGAGCGGCTAGATTGGTACGCTGTTCCAGCGATTCGCTTAACACCACGCTGGTAACATCCAGACGGTTAGCCAGTTCGATCATAATGTCGGAAGAAGCCGCAGGGAGATCTTTAGCCGCTGCGTGAGCGGCAGCGATCAACTTCTCTTTAGTCAGGCGCATTTGCGGATCTCCATCAGTTCGTTGAACCGGTTCATGAACAGGCCATAAGCCTGACCAGAACGAAGCGGGATGATCTGGATAAGGTCGGAACAGGGGATACCGTCGAGAATGGCCCAGCGTGTGCCGTCGTCGATATCCAGATCGCGACGTTCTGTCGCCAGCATGGTGAGGTCCGCATATTTCACGACTGTCGACATATCAGTCGGCAAACTGTATTTGGCGCGAATGAGGTCATCTACCATTTGTTCGATGCGTTTATAGTCAGGCAGAAGACGTTTCAGCGGCTGCGGAATATCCTGGCAATACGCCTCGGCTGCGTCATGCATTAACGCTTCAAATGCAAATTCCGGTGGTACGATTTGGCTACACAGCACTGAGTGCTGAGCCACTGAATAAAACTCAGGAACATGGCCTGCAAATCGGCAGATATTAGAGAGGGCGTTTGCGATATCTTCGATATCAACATCGTCTACGGTTGAATTGATGTAGTCGAAACGCTTACCGCTGAGAGTCTGAATAAATGACATTGTTGGTTCTCCATTACGCGCTGCACCGCGCCGTTTTTTGGTTGTAAAAAACCCTCGCCAGTGGCGATTAATTAAATTAATTTCGCTTCCATAAATGCCCCCGCAGGGGCATTTGCAGCAGCGTAATTAGGCGTTAAAGACACCGATATAAGTTTCAACCTTGCTGTCGGTGAATTTCTCAACGAGCAGATCACGGAACTCAACGGCCATTTCTTCTTCATAGGCTTCGAGCTGAGTAATACGGAGAACCAGCAGCGGCTGATTGCTGGCGAGGATGCTCATACGCACTTTAAAGCGGCGCTCAGCCAGACCTTCATACGGCACACACTTGAACTCAAAGGCCACAGGCATAATGTCTTTGGTTTTGGCTTCAACGCTTTCCATGACCGAACGGCGACCGCTGAAATCCTGATCCTCGTATTCAGCGCTCTTAATCGCTTCGATGGTGATCTTGCGAATTGCCGCCGCTGATTTTTTAGCGTCAATTACTGCGCCGTCACCATCAAAGCCAGTCACAAAATCAGACCAGTCTTCCAGCCATTCAGCCAGGGTTTTCTGGTCGTTACGATCACCGTTGATAGAAAGAAGCGCAGTGAATGGAGCAGTGCGTTTTAGGGTCAGAACCGCTTTATTATCCGCATGGCCGGGGTTGGTAATGGTGCCCAGGTTAAAGACCGAAGACGCGCTCATTTTATCGGTGCTGATAAAGCAACGAGTACCCTCTGCCGCATAGCCGGTAGAGTAGCGAACGAAGTCTTCAATGCTGGAGGTATCCAGCTTGCCACGGAAACGGAAGCGCTCAGTATGCAGGCGTTCGATCGTTTCAATCGACACATCTTTTGGGAGTACAACCGCAGGGCAATCAGCGCCTGCTAATTTTTCTTCAATGAACTGGCTCAGCACCATATCGCGGATCTGGCTGATGGCGGTGTTGTCTACTTGCTGCGACATAAACTGGTTTCCTTTGCTAAGAGATAAAGTCGAATTTGATGGATTTATTTAGCGAGCTTCGCAGCAGGATCACCGCCCAGCGTGAACAACTGGCCCTGATCTTCCTGCAGCACAGTGAGTTTGCCGCCGCGATTGACGTACATCGGGGTTTCGGTTGTGTCTTCCTCGCAAGACTTACCGCGCGGGGTAGGTTTGGTGAAAGAAAGGCGGTGCTGGATGGTCACGCGCTTCTCTTCCAGTGAATTGCTCAGGCGAGACAGGTCGAAGGTGACCTGCACTTTGCCTTTTTGCCCGTTATTCAAAACACCCAGAGCGACTTCATTCAGTGCTGCGGCAAGTTTGTTTTCAAACACACCGCCGTCCAGTTCCCCGAAGAAATCGGGGATATTGGTCAAACGTTCATTTTCCATCAGTTAACCCTCAGAAGGGCGGCTGCAACCGCCGTTAGTTCTCCACACAACACAAAAGAGCACCTGCGGTGAGTGCCGCCCGTAGCGATTGGGTTATGAGCCGTCGCTATGGTGATGCTCTTGTGTGTTGTGTAAAAAAAATGCGGCACCCTCACGGGAAAATAAGATCAGATGCCGCTAATGACTACACAGCTATCGCGTTCCAGCGATCTTTTGGCAATAACAAAGTATCTTCGGGCGGGGTGCTGATGACTGGTCAGCGGCCCCTACGTCATTTCTTCCTGATGCCCCGAGGGTTGGTCGGGGGACGTATTCACCAAGTGATCCTTAGTGCCTGGTAGTCAGCCAGTACTTAACCCCTCCCGAAGATACCTGTCAGCGAATCATCCGACTATTCGTACGCCATCGGCGGCTACTTCGTGGGCGTCCTGCCTGTTCGCTGTTTATGAAATGAATGTACCTTTAGTTACCTTTGCAGTCAAGCGTGCATGTTCCAAAAGTTACCTTCCAGGTTGAAAAAATAGCCAGGGGGTTGCCTGGCTTAATAAAAATTTAGAGGTTTTGGGTGATTTGAACGACCCTACCGACGATTCGGCAGTTGCCATCAATGGGTATTGGTTTGAATGCAGGATTAAGTGGCATTAGATAGCTTTGAGGGCTATCCCATACAAGCTTTTTGACAGTGGCCTCAGAAGATCCCTCAAGGATGGCAACAACTATTTTTCCATATAAATCATTCATTTGACCGTAATGCGGTTCAACGATAACAATTGAACCCTCGGGTATAGATGGAAGTCCGTTTGGATTAGTCATGGATTCACCACGTACAACCAAACCAAATACTTCGTCGGAAACATCCGCTGTAGTTTGCGTCCATGAAATCACATCAGTAAGCCTCGCTGCGGTATAACTTTCAGTCCAGTGCCCGGCCTGAACAGCAGAAATTATTGGTACAGTCTTGGGTGGCTTAATGAAGGGAATAACTTTAGTGTCATCAGTAACTTCATCACCTTGACCATAGAGCAGCCATTCGGGAGTTGTTGAAAGGCATATGGCCAACTGATGCAAGTTTTCTCCATCGGGCTTAGTGGTCCCATTCTCCCATTTCGTTACAGAAACCCTGCTCACACCGAGCCGTTTGGCTAGTGATTGCTGAGTGATATCGAGCTGTAAACGCCGTGATCTGATGCGGTCTTTCATCTCTGTTTTCATGTAACTAATGTTACCCATTTATTGGGTAACTGTTGTTTGCTATTTAATGTACCTTTTGTTACCTTTAAGGCGTCATCATTTAGGAGGAAGCATGTACAAATCTGACGTTGTTAAACATTTCGGTGGCATCCAAAAAACCGCAATCGCTCTTGGGATTTCTCATCCAGCCGTCTGTCGTTGGGGTGAGGTCATCCCTGAGAAACAAGCATTCGTGATCGAGCGAATTACAGATGGCGCGCTCAAATATGACGCGACTTTGTACCAGAAGCCTAGCGAAACTGCTGCTTAAAACAAACCACAGAATCAAGGGGTTAACCGTGGGTAATCACTGGCAAGTGGATAAACAACCAGCGTGGATGGTGGTCGCAATCAAAAAGACGATCGCCGCGCTACCTGGCGGATACGCAGAAGCCGCTGAATGGCTGGGTGTTACTGAGGATGCGCTTTTTAACCGGCTGCGTGCTGGTGGTGATCAGATATTCCCGATGGGGTGGGCGATGGTCCTCCAGCAGGCAAGCGGCACCAAACATATCGCCGATGCCGTTTCCAGACAGTCGAATAGTGTCAACGTTCCACTGGTGGCTATTGAGGATGTCGATAACGCAGATATCAATCAGCGCCTGATGGAAACGATTGAATGGATCAGCGAGCACTCTCAGTACGTCCGCATAGCGACGGCTGACGGGGTTAT